AAAGCTGCACAAAAAACAATAGATCCCCCTCTCCTAGTTCCTGATGATGGTTTTATTTTACCAATACGAACTGTACCTGGTGGATTAAATTTTTATCGTTCAGGATCAAGAGATAGAATAGAACCATTAAATACAAATGCAAATATTGGATTAGGTGTCCAATACGAAGAACAACGCAGAGATGCAATCCGTAAAGCATTTTATGTAGATCAACTTTTACTTGCACAAAGAGTAAACATGACTGCAACAGAAGTATTACAACGTAACGAAGAAAAAATGAGAATGCTTGCACCAGTATTAGGAAGGCTCCAGGGTGAGATGTTACAACCTCTTATCACAAGATGTTTTAATATTATGTTAAGACTTAACATGTTTCCCCCAGCACCTGAACAGTTACAAGGTAGAGAGATAGATATTGAATATACTTCTCCTCTAGCAAGATCACAAAGAAGTGGTGACATAGCTGCATCAATGAGAATGCTAGAAATGTTATCACCGTTATCACAACTAGCACCAGTGTTTGATTACATTGATGTAGATAAATTTGTAAAACACACACAAGAAGTTTTAGGTGTGCCAGCAAAAATTATGCGTAGTGATCAAGAAGTTTTACAGCTTCGTCAAGAAAGACAAGCACAGCAACAAGCAATGGCTGAAGCACAAGCTCAACTAGAACAAGCTGAAGCTGCTGGTAAAGCTGCACCTATGGTCAAAGCATTAAAAGAATAGTGACAAAATTATTTATATTAGTCATTAGTCTTTGGGGTTTCAACGGAAGTAGTTGGGTATATGTTGGTAATCAGATTGTACTCAATAAAAAAATGCAAGAGCAAGAGTGTTTAGACTTAGCAGATAGTTGGTCTAGATATGAACTTAATCAATATTATAGACTATCTATAGAATGTGTTGAACATCATGGAAATACCGAAGGAGATTAAACAGTTAATGGAGTTTTACCAAATCACTTTTGAAAGTGACAATGGTAAAAAAGTATTAGAGGATTTGGAGAATAGATTTCATATTCATTCTTCAACTATGGATGACACTAATAATAATCTTGCTTACCGAGAAGGTCAGCGAAGTGTCATTCTATTTATTAAAAAAATATTAAAAGGAGTAACAAATGGCAGAAGAAAACCAGGTAGCTGAACAACAAACTCAGTCTGAGCCTGTCGAGCAAACTACAGTAAATTGGAGAGATAATCTTCCAGAAGATTTAAAAGAAGATCCATCACTCAAAACAATCCAGGATATACCAGGGTTGGCAAAGAGTTACATTCACTCACAAAAAATGATTGGTAAAGATAAAATAGTTTTACCAAATGAACATGCAACCAAAGAAGATTGGGATGATGTTTTTAATAAACTAGGTAGACCACCATCAGCGGAAGAATATAAAATTGAAGGTGAAGCATCAGAGTTAATAAATAATTTTAAACCAGTTGCACATACACTTGGATTAAATAATACTCAGGTGCAAGAGCTTGTAAATTTTTATAACCAAGCACAAGAACAAGCTGGTAAAGATGTTTTGATAGATGCAGAAGCACATAGAGCAGAAGCAGAAGCAAGTTTACGAAAAGAGTTCGGTAGAGCTTTTCAAAACAAAGTTGGTTCAGCTATGCGATTAGCTCAAACTGTTTTTACAAAAGAACAGCTAGATAATACAAAATTAGCTGATGGTACAACTTTGGGCAATAATGTTGACCTAATAAAAGGTTTTGCAAAACTTGCAGATCAATTAGGTGAAGATAGAGCATTACCTAATCCGCAAGCAAACATCATGACACCAGATGCTGCAAGAGATAAGATTGCAACATACATGGAACCTGGTTCACCATATTGGAACAAGTCACATCCTAATCATCAAAAAGCTATTGATGATGTTTTAAATCTTCGTGAGATTGCAAATGACACAGAAGAATGATAATTTATTTACAACGGAAGAACTTCGTTTAGAATGTGTAAGAATAATTTTTGATACTGGTTCAGAAAATCAAAAAAATGATTGGGTTTCCCACGCAGAAGATATTTTTGGGTGGGTTACGAAGGTAGCCGATAAACGGTCTTCAAAGACAGCTAGAAAGAAAGCAGACCAAAAGTCTTAAAATCCAAGACAAGTCCGCAAGGGTAGCTTGACTGATTGGTATAATTTTAAAAACTTAATAAGGAGAACATAATGAGTTCACAAATTACAACAGCATTTGTCGAACAGTATAGTAACAACGTCACTATGTTATCTCAACAAAAAGGATCACTTTTAAGAGATAATGTTGACAGCGAAACTGTACAAGGCAAGAATGCTTTCTTTGAACAAATTGGTTCTGTCGCAGCGGTAAAGAGAACATCCCGCCACGGTGATACCCCACAACTAGATACACCTCACGCAAGACGTAGAGTATCTCTAGTTGATTATGAATATGCTGATCTTATTGATGACCAGGATAAAATTAGAACACTAATTGATCCAACATCATCATACGCACAAGCAGCAGCTTTTGCTATGGGTAGAGCTATGGATGATGAAATCATCGCAGCAGCGACTGGAACTGCGTTCACTGGTGTTTCAGGAGGTACTTCTACTTCCCTTCCAGCTGGACAAGCAATTACAGAAAGTGGTACTGACGGATTAACTATTGCAAAATTGAGAGAAGCAAAAAGAACTTTCGATCTTGCTTCAGTAGATCCATCTATCAAAAGATACATGGTTGTATCGCCACGACAAATTGATGACCTATTAGGAACAACATCTGTAACAAGTGCTGACTTTAATACAGTCAGAGCTTTGGTAACTGGTGAAGTCAATACCTTTATGGGATTTGAGTTTATCGTATCAAACAGATTGTCAATAGCATCTTCTAAAAGACTATGTTTCGCTTACGCAGCTGACGGTATTAAACTAGCAGTTGGTAAAGACGTTATGTCAAGAATTGATGAGAGAAGTGACAAAGGGTATTCAACCCAAGTTTACTACTGTGCATCATTCGGTGCAACTAGAATGGAAGAAGAAAAAGTTGTTTCTATCCAGGCACACGAAGCGTAGGAGGTAAATTATGGCAAGTGTAAAAGGTGCTAATATCACCAATATGGATGCTACTCCTATCGTAAAAGTAGACAGCGAAAATGCTGGTGGAAAAATGCGTGTCTTTCATGACACATTCGAAGCATCATCCCTAGCATCAGGATCTGACATTACAATCGCAAGAATACCAAAGGATGCAACTATCCATGATGTCGTACTAAAGTGCGATGCTCTTGGATCGTCTGTAACTTTAAAAGTTGGTGACAGTGATGATGATGACAGATTTATCGGTGTTACTGGAACATGGAATGTAGCTGGTCAATCTCAGTCAATGCAAGCTGGATCATCAACTGGTGCTCCGATTGCAGCTGTAACTGGGTTAGGTCATAGAACAACAGCAGAAACAGATATACTAATTACAACTGGCGGTGCGTCAGCAACTGGTACTATCTTCTGTTGGGTGTACTATACAACTGAGTAAATAAGGAGAGAAGATGGCATCTGTAGTAGATATATGTAACTCAGCTCTTAACATGTTAGGAGCTTCTACAATTATAGACCTGACGGAAAATTCTAAGAATGCACGATTGTGCAATCAACGGTATGAACTCGTTAGAGATGCCGTCTTCCGTTCACATCCCTGGAACTGTTTGCAAAAAAGAATTGAACTGGCAAAAGATACAACTTCACCAGTTTTTGAATTTTCTAATGCTTACACATTACCAGCGGATAGTTTAAGAATACTTCGTTCTGAAAATTCTAATTTATCAAACAATGAAAAATTTAGAATAGAAGGAAAAAAACTTTTGAGTGACGAAGACACAATGAAAGTATTGTATGTTGCTAAGATTACTGACACAACACAATACGATACATTACTAATAGAAACACTCTCTGCAAGATTAGCTGCGGAGTTGTGCTATCCAATAACACAATCATCAACATTGATGGATCGTATGTTTGGTATCTTTGAAAATAAATTAAAAGAAGCAAGATTTGTTGATGCTACAGAAGGCACAGCAGACAGCGATGTAGCAATTCAATCAGGTGATTTTATTAATTCGAGGTTATAATGAAAAAAAAATTAAGTAAGAAACAAATGAAGATAGCTCGTATGGCTGGCAATAAAAACAAAATAGATGCAGCTGATTTTAAAAAATTAAAACAAAAGAAAAAAAAGAAAAGATAAATGCCACGAAGCACTTTTGCTTATACCAACTTTACAGCTGGTGAGCTGTCACCTAGGTTGGATGGTAGAACAGATCTACAAAAATATTTTCAAGGTTGTAAAACTTTGCAGAACATGGTTGTGCATCCACACGGAGGAGCAACAAGAAGACCTGGTACAAAATTTATTGCAGAAACAAAAAGTAGTGGTGAAGCTAGACTAATACCTTTTGAATTTTCTACTACGCAAACGTATGTGTTAGAATTTGGTAACACATATATGCGAGTGTATAAAGATGGTGGTCAAGTTTTAAACAGTGGTACAGTTGTAGAAATATCTACACCCTACTCTGCTGCCGAAGCTAATGAGTTGAAGTTTGCACAATCAGCAGATGTTTTGTTTATTGTACATCCTTCACATCAACCAAGAAAGTTATCAAGAACATCACATGTAAACTGGAGTTTATCTTTATATGCTCCGACTAATAATCCATTTAGTAGTTCAAATAACTTTCCAAGCTGTGTAACTTTTTTTGAGGAAAGATTAGTTTTTGCTGGTACAAACAATGATCCACAAAAATTATTTTTTTCTAAATCAGGTGATTTTGAAGACATGACAACTGGTACAAATGCTGGTGATGGATTGCAATTTACGATTGGATCAGATCAGGTTAATGCAATAAAATATATTAAAGGTTTAAGAACATTGCTTATTGGTACGGTAGGTGGTGAGTTTGTGGCAACAGCTTCTTCTTCAGCTGAACCTATTACCCCAACAAACATACAAATAAAAAGACAAGCTGGGTATGGTACATCGGAAGTAGACGCATTACTTGCTGGAAACAGAATATTATTCGTACAAAGAGCTGGTAAAAAAGTAAGAGAATTAGTTTTTGATTTTGATACAGACGGTTACATTGCACCAGATTTAACATTACTTGCAGAACACATTGCTGGTTCAGGTGTTGGCACAGGTTTTACTAACTGGACATATCAACAAGAGCCAGACAGTATTGTTTGGGTTGTAAGATCAGATGGTGTGTTAACTGGCATGACATACCAACGAGGTGAAAATGTTGTTGCCTGGCATAGACATATTCTGGGTGGTGCATTTAGCACTGGTAGTGCTGTCGTTGAAAGTGTGGCAGCAATAAGTAATTCTTTAGCAAGTTCTAAAGGTGAAGATAGTTTGTATATGATTGTTAAAAGAACAATCAATGGTGGTACAAAAAGATATGTAGAAATTATGCAGCCATTTGACTTTGCTGATGATGTTGAAGATGCCTGGTTCTTAGATAGTGCATTACAATATTCTGGTGGAGCAACAACTTCTCTTTCTGGATTAGATCATCTTGAAGGTCAAACAGTTTCTATATTAGCAAATGGATCTACACATCCAGATAAAGTTGTATCAAGTGGTGCAATATCTTTAGATAGATCTGTA